CTTACACGCGGCGTTCGAATTCGCTAATAAGTTGGATATTCGCAATAGTCACACTTTTGATTGGACTGTTGGTGGCGTATGTCATCATCCGAATATTCAGCCAGTGAAGAATTGGAAAGCTACTATCACTTATATCAAAAAAGATGGGGACTTTATTGAAGGAGGAGAAGAAATCACCTTCTGGCGATCTCTGGATACCTGTTCTGATGTTAACGACTTTCTGTTCCGTGTAAAGGAAGAAGACCCAAAAACTTATTGGCTCAACTTCAAAAAATTGGAAGAAGCGGCTGAGGCTCATTTCAAACGAGCTACACCGCTTTACGAACCTGTATATACAACCTTTACTATACCTACTGTACTTACTGATTGGATTAATGGAAATTTAGTACAACCTCAACCGTTTCGTCCCAAGTCCCTCGTTCTCCTGGGAACAACAAGATTGGGAAAAACGATGTGGGCTCGATCACTTGGACGACACAGTTACTTTGGATACGATTGGTGCCTCGACTCCTATGAGCCCATGTCAACGTACTCGGTCTGGGATGACGTACCCTGGGAGAAATTCTCCTACAACTGGAAGGCTTGGCTGGGATGTCAACGAGATTTTGTCGTCACTGACAAATATCGTGGAAAAAGGAGAATCCCCGGAGGTCGACCAACTATTTACTTGACTAATGATGATTTTCGACCACTTCTGAAGTCACGCGATCTTACTTGGATGAACGAAAATGTCTTATTTTACGAAATAAACGAGCCTTTATTCACATAACCGACCACACCTACGAACCACACAACCGACCACACCTACTTACCCTGTCGTGTCCGGCTGCACGGGGTGTTTCCCTAACCTTACCTAACCACCTAACCTACCTAACCTAACCTAACCTAACTCTACCCTAACTCTACCCTAACCGGCGTTGGCCTGACGGCCAACCAGTTAAGATACGGCAGTATTGTTTTGAGTGTCCATGTCAGTATCCATGATCTTCTGTTCAGCAAAGCCTCCCCCAGTAATAACTTGAGGGAATGCACGATCATACTCCCATTTGTCTTCAAACGCGACAGGAATGTTGGTGTATTTTTGTTGAAAAATCCAGCCCAACTTAACCTTGGCATAACTGACATATGGAATACCATTTCCAACATCATAAATAGCATGCCCACGATAAATAATCATGGGAATCAGAGTATAACCCCCAACCCCCTTAATAAGGGGAACAGTATCAGTCACTTCAGTAGTACCCTGTTGTCTAAGAGCAAACATTTTGTCTTTATCAGCATACTTGTTGATTTCAATGTCATAACGGATCTCTTTTTGACTACCACCAGCCAAATTGAAACGATCCGTGTGAACAACTTTCCAGGTCTTGGTCCAAGTACGACAAGCCTGGGGATATAGACCTGGCATCTCCACAAATGGATTGCCACCAACTGCAGTACGACCCAAACCACCAGTATATAATGGTTGTTGGGCATTACCTTGGCCTAAACGTTGTTGATTCAACTGATAGATCCACTCTTCATAAGGATCACGAACTGTATTGCATTTGGCAAGACACCACAATACATTAACTTGCATAGGAGCGGCTCCAAGATTGACAAAATTGGCAACTTGGCGACACACTCTTAAATAGGACCCGAAGTGTTTAGAAACCTGGCCTGCTCCAATAACAGTACCAGTATCACCACCAGTAGTCTTGGTATTAGGATCCAAATCAAACACATTATTAGGCCAAGAAAATTCATTCTGGCTACTACCACCATCAGTAAAATGCTTCAAAGCATACATATAAAAAGGGCATATTATATTCTGCTTTCCTTCAGGTGTTTCCCCAAATCCATTGATATAATTGTAAAAAGTATAGGGAGAAGAAAGCTGTCCACGATTCACTTTCTTCCTTCTATTCAGCGTAATGATAACCTTATTCGTCTTCACATTGCAAATATCATCATCGACATTGCTTAGTTGCGTCTGTACCGACGCCGGTATGGACGACGAACCAATCGAGATCGTACGCTGCCTCTTGTACGCACCGACCGCATCAAACGTGGCCTCTGCCAATTTACCCGCCGCAATCGCTGCACCGACTGCCTCCATGCCATTAATAAAAGAAAAGAAAAGAGGGAAATCCCCCTTTTATACTACTGACTGCGCCACCATGCGCCACCATGCGCCACTGCGCAGTCATACCCCCTACGTGTCAAGTCCCACAAGCGAAAACAATTCCGCTAACGTGGATCGGGTCCTGACTATAAATAGCCACCGTTTCCACCAGTGAGAGGGGTAATATTATTTCCCTCTCACTTGGTGGATAGCCTCTTTGCTATGGTTGAGCAACATGGCTTCAGACTTGCAGCTAGAAAACTATTCCTCACCTATCCACAATGTGGAGGTAGTAAGGAAGAACTCTACGAATTCGTGTCGAGCCTCTATACAGTCAGCAAATACTGTATTTCCAGAGAGTCCCACATTGACGGCGGACTCCACTTACACGCGGCGTTCGAATTCGCTAATAAGTTGGATATTCGCAATAGTCACACTTTTGATTGGACTGTTGGTGGCGTATGTCATCATCCGAATATTCAGCCAGTGAAGAATTGGAAAGCT